GAGGAGGAAACCGGCAGCAATAATAGATTTCATAATTAAGGGTTACTTTTTCTTAGCAGTTTTAGCGGAGCGTTTGAAGTTAGCAGCCGTGGGTGCTCCTTTAGACCCAGGCTTTCTCATTTTTTCGCCACTACCAGCAGCGATCCTTTTTCTTTTAGCATGAATGTTGGCATAAAGCCCAGCTTTTTTCATTACTTTTTCTTAGGAGGACGACCTTTTTTTGTACCGTATGTACCTTTACCTTGTGGCATGATTACGAAAAGGTAGTGACCGACATGTTGTCGGATTCTTCTTTCTTTTTAGCAGGTGCTTTCTTAGCTTCTGCCTTGGGCTCAGCAGGACGCTGAGCTTCTTCGTAGGGGCGTACAGTCATTACCAAATACCGGGGATAATTTGTCCAGTGAGTGCATAAGCACCCAAAGCAGCCAGGACGCCAAGCATAGCGACACGACCATTAAGCTTTTCAGCTTTTTCATTGTGAGTTTCAGTCACTTCCATGATAGTCATAGGTGGTTCTTTTGCGTAGAGGTTTAATCGACCCCTGTCTTCAGTTACAGCAGTCATCGGAATGTTACGTCAGAGCGTTCAAGTTTTTCAAGTATATCGTTACGGTAGGCAGAGTCACGGTCGTAACGTGGATCAGCAATAGCTTCAACCACTTCCTGTTGACTACGGAAGACATCGCCTTTACCTGAGTCAGCAGACTTGCCGCTAAGCATCCTACCTTCGTAACCATTGTCCGTGTCGTACTGAGCTTTGAGACCGTTAACCATCAGCGCAATAGCTTCCATGTTACCGGCTGCAATGATAGAGTCGTAGGCTTCGAGCTGTGCTTCAGTCAAAGACTTGCCAGCCCACTCTACAACTTTATCATACTCAGCTTCGCCACCTACAATGTTTTTGATTTGATTAACTTCAGCGTCTGTAAGGTCAGGAGCTTCCTCCTGTGCCGGTTCTGGAGCATTCTGCTGCATCTCCATGTACGCTTGGACAAGATCTTGGCTGCTCATCTCAGTGAACTTAGCCATGGTCTCATCCGAAAGCTCACCTTTTTCTGCGTATTCTGCAGACGCATCGGTGATCAAGCTTTGTGCAGGTGAAGGTTCGGAAGTCTCTTCAGTAGTTTCCTCTGCAGATTCTCCCTCTTCACCTTGTGTTTCATCACCGTCAGACTCTCCAAGTTTCTTTTGAAGTTCTACATAAGCTTTCTCAAGTTCTTCTGCTGACTTGTATTTACCAGCTAGCAGTTGGTCTTGCTCTTCTCGTAAAGCTTGTCCAACCTCAAGAGAGTTTTGTTCTTCTTCAGTAAGAACTGAAGTGTCTGGGGTGTTGTCGTAACTAAGGGTTTCAGCCATTATTCGGTGGTGGGTTCTTCTTCAGTTGGCATCATAGCTTGTTCAGCCATGGGTGTTTTAGCAAGCTGACCTGCCTGTCCTACAAGGGACTGACCAATCTGTTCTTGCTGTGCCTGCTGCGCTTCTTCTGCAAGCTGTTCATCAGTCTTGATAAGATTCAACGCATCGATTCCTTGAGCTGCAGCAAGACGTTTGATAACTTCACTTGGATTAATGTATTGCATCAACGCCTCAGGTCCGAGTGTTTGTGCAATCGTACCAAGGAAGTTAGAAAGACTTTCACGATCCTGACCGCGACCCAATGCATTAACACCGGCTACAATCTGTGGACGTACAAACTCTTTAGGAATCTTAGGCAGTTGTCCGTTACGTTGCAGGACCAACATGATCCTGTTAAGGTAAGGAACAAGGAACTCAACAGTCAACAAACTAAACAACCCGCCGAGCTGTTGCTCTAGCTCTAGCTGTGTGAGGCGTACCTCTTCAGCAGTTGTTCGTTCTGACTGTCGAATGTTAAGTTGCAAGAATGCTTCACCAATACGGCGTTCGATTTGCTGTGCCATGTTAGCAGCAGTAGCAAAGTCAGCAGTCTTACCAACCTGAACGACACTGACATCGTCAGGACGTCCCTGAATAATAGCACCGTTACCAGCCTTGGCAAGGGTGCCGGGCTTTGTTGTGCTAGATGGAGAGACCATGAACACGACCTTAGCAGCAGCAGAGCTACCTTCGATCAGTGCTTGGCTCAGAGCATTGAGTGAACGGAAGTCACCCAAGAACTCTTCTACCCGTCCTCTACCATAGTCCTCACCGTCAACTGTGTTGAAGCGGAGAGGCAACCAGGGGCTAGCGTTCTTTGGAGCTGTGCTACGGCTGCCAGGAATGATCTTATCAAAGACCTCCTGATGCCAGACCCAGCGTCCGTTCTCAAGACGTACGTGTGTGTACACGTCACATTCTTTTTCGTTACCCTTGGAATCGTCTACAACTGTAGACTCATCGTAAAGAACATCAGTTAGAAGCTCTTTACTAATCAGTTCTTTAGTTACAATCTCAAGAACATTACCATTACCATCACGGTTAATAACAAACCGATTCAATGGGAAGTTCTTTAGACCATCCTTACCCATAAAGATAAGAGCGTTACCAGATACAATCAGATGTTTGATTGCTTGGTGTACTACAACGCGGTCATTAGAAGCGGCAATGAAATCCATGATGGTCCGCTCAATCTTACTGAACGAAAGGTCCAGCTCGCTGCGGATCTCTGGGGAATCCATCTCACCCAACTTATCGTCACGTACCTGTAGTTTGAAGAAGGTAGTTTGAGGGGGAAGCAACGCAAGCATCAGTTTAGATGCGAGCGTTACCACTGCTTTAGCTCCGACTGACTGCCAAGGAAGTGGCAGCTTTTGTTTAGAGCTTGGAGCACTGATGTCTTCAGTCAGCAGGTACGGCAGGGTCAGCTCAGCACACTCTACAGCAGTATTAAGAAAAGTGTTGCGGTAGGAGGAGAGCCGATCATAGCACGTCCTGGCGTTAGACATTCAGACCTCCAGTGTTACCACCAGCTTGAGGAGTGTTAAGAGGAATCTTCAGTGAGTCAGTACCTTTGCGTGCACGGACATCAGCAGATTTCTTCCGACCATACTGAACATTAGGCTTGGTTTTTTCTTCAGCATCAAGTTTTTTAGTATCTTGTGGAATAGGCTTGGGTGCTTCCGGCGGCGGCGGGGCTGGCGGTGGCGGTGCAGGGGGTTTAACTTCAGGAGGTCTTGGTTGATTAAAGCACATTAGTCTTTAGAAATACGTTGTTGAAACCACTCGACGACTGACCGTTGTCCAGATCGATACATGATCTGGCTTAGGGTATCGTGTGGCGTGGCGTTAACGGGCGGAAAAAAGTTCTCAAGTTCATTGAGAATCTGCTCAAGGTTTGGTCCGAGGATTGCCTCAAGCGTATTGGGGGAGGTTGACATTAGAATGCTCGAAGAAAGCAGGCATTCTAGCTGATTTAGTTTCGGCAAGTTGAGGAGCTTTGCCCTCATACATTAGCCGATCGCTAGAATCCAGCCAAAATTTTTTGTCCAGATATTTATCGGTGTGGCTACCCAGGGGTTGCATCACCCAGTTGATGGTAGCTTTGCGGAGCTTGTCCAGGGAGGGGCTAATGTTGTAGCCCAGCTCGGTGTGCACAAGACTATTAGTCGCTACGTGGATCTGCTCGTCTCGGCTGATGTCTGCCGAAACGGTCCTCATGCCAGCGTCACCATTAAAGCGAAAGAATGGTAGAAGAACGAAGAAGATTGCACGCTCGGCAACCAGTGCTTTGGTGATCGTGTGATCTGGATGTGCTTCCCAAGCGGCTTTAAGCCTAAGGGCTTCCTTCTCAGCTTTTTCATCAACGCCGTAAGCATTGGCGATGTAACCAAGTGCGACGTCGTGATTCTCTTCGTCGAGAACGTTGGAGTAGAGAAGTTCCCGTGCATTACTTGGTACTTCAGAAGAGAGAGCATCAGTAATAAAATCTCCCACAGGTAGTTCCATGTGCCGCAATGCAAGTGCACGGTGGATTGCTTCCTCCGCGCCCCGCTTGCATGTACCGGCAGTTGTCTGGACCGGAGTCCATTTTCTTTTTCGATTGATTAGTTTTTGATACGGGTTCATTCTTGACAGTCACATTGTGGTTCAATGTCCCCATCGTTGAACAGGCTAGCAAGATAATCTTCGACTTCTGTCTCTTCTAGAGCAGCATACGCGCTTGACTTATCTTGAACATCACCCATTACTTGAAGGGAGTAGTAAAGGGAGGTTTGCGGAGAAGTCAACCACTCTTCGATAAAGGCGTTGTCGTAAACAACAACATCACTCCAACTGTTGAA